TGGACTCCACGGAGTAACCGAGAGGTAGTATTTTTGTCCCACTACCTTCGAGAAAGAACCGTAATTGGTTTTGGGACTTTTGTTTTGGCAGCCGGCAATGTGCAAAAAATTAAGAGTAGTGTTAATTGGATTAAGAAATCAAAAACACTTACTTATAATGAATCTTGTGTAGCCCATTTGTTAGGTTTGCGATTATGTGCGTTCCCGTGGCCTGAAGTATTTGAGGAGATTGATAAATTGTTGTCATCATTCCTCAAAACTGTGGTCTTAACTCCTTTTATGAAGATGGCGTTAGGCGCCCGCCTCACTGAGAGGGAACTTGCTTATTTGCATACTAGAAAAGAAGGTTTTCAGGGTGGACTTTTCCCCGCTTTTTTTACCTTGTTTTCGGATACTTTTAAAACGGTCTTCGGAGAAAAAGATATCTGCCGTTTTAAAAAATCACATATTGTCTCACGAGATTATCAATCTATGAATGCAGCAACAGCCATTGCCGGCGCAGTTGGAGCGGCTGCCACCGAACGCGTTATATCAGCGATTGAACGCAAAGTTACGAAAAAAACCAAGAAGGGCAAACGTGTGGGCAAACGTGCAAACTTTATTGGACCATACTCGAAAAAGCGAACAACCAGGCGGGGTTCGTCGGGAGTTCTCACACGACCGACGGGTGACAAGTTTAAAAACAAAAACGTCCCTGCCTTTGTGAATCCAAAGTACTCTAAATACAAGGTTTTCCATTCTGTTGGTAAATTGAGTAAGAGGGTTACTAATAAGTATGGCGCCACTGTTTTACAGGATGCAGTTCTTGCTAGGGGTAGGGTGCTTCTTGGTGCCTATATTATCCCCGTTGCCGGTGATAATCCTCCCTACACGCGTGCTTACTCTATTTCGTTGAATCCTTTACTTTTTGTTAATACCAAATTAGGCAATATGGCCGCCATGTATACCAAGTTTAAATTTCGGCACATTAAATTGTGCTGGTTGTCGGCTGCCGCCTCAAATTCTGTCGGCAATATGACTGCTTATGTTATTAGGGATCCTGAACTTAGGTTGGCTGGAGGTGAGGGAACTTTGGCTTATGCTGACTCATTAATGCAGTTACCTGACACTAAGACTTTTAATATATGGGAGTCGACTGACTCTGATTTCTACTTTAACGACGATGGATCAAGTTACTTTGTCGCACCAGATATCCAGGGAGAAATGCGTTTTACAGTTCAGGGCGAGCTTGGTGCTTTTACTCTTGTTCCACCTAATTTTGGCTCTACTGTCGGGCATTGGATGATGGAATACGAGTGTGAGTTGTGGGAAGATGCATTTATTCAAAATCAGTTCCTCACTTCCATTCAAGTTCCTGCTATCCAGTTGTCTGTTGGCAATGCTGGTAAGTATACTATCCAAGATAATGTGCAATCTTTTGTTGCTGTTCAATTTACCACAATTGCAGACACGGCATATACTGGTCTTTTAGCTAACACTGTGTATATGATTATACCTAGTTACACACTGGGCCGAATGAAAGGTATGCAAATTTATTACGTGCTTACACCTGCCGCGATTCCCCCTGTTGGCTCGACTATTAACTCTATATTGTATTATACTCAGTCTGATGCTGCTCTTAGTAATACTGAAAATCGAGTTCCTGGAAGTAATATATTCCAAGATCTCCCTCCTACTACGGGTTTTTCTTTTTGGACACCGGCTCTTGCTTCTGAACCTGGATTTTCTGAAAGCAAGATTAAAAGTCCTGTTGTGTCCCGGTTGAAGGAGTCTGAAGATTTTGAGGATTTGGCTGATGATATCCGTCGACACATGCAGATAAAACAAGACCGTATTAACAATGCTGTTTCTGGTTCAACTTCGCGTACGGTAACTCCCACTAAACGTTAGATGGGAAATTGTCTAACTTTATATTTTTTGGAGAAATCCATTATAAAACAAAAAATACAAAAACAAAATAAAA